TGACAATATTGTTGTCACGGGCAATGCTGAGTTAGCTGCCGGGCAAGTATTGGCCGTACCTTCTGCCTCTGATGATATTGCCAATAAAGCATACGTTGACAGTGAGATTGTTGCTGCGCAATATACTGCGGGTACAGGGTTAACGTTAGCGGGGCAAGAATTTAGCATTACCAATACTGGTGCCACGCCATCAACATATGGCTCTGCATCAATTGTTCCTGTTTTTACGCTAAACGCACAAGGTCAATTAACCAGTGCTGTTAACACAGCAATTGCCATTGCTGCTACTCAAGTTACTAGCGGCACGTTAGATTCTGCTAGGTTAACGGGTGCGTATCCAAACGTTATTGCTGGTAGCGCTACAAATGTGGTCGGCGGTCTATCAGGATCTATTCCTTACCAAACAGCAGTTAATACAACCGCAATGCTTGCTAAAGGCACAAACGGTCAGGTGTTGTCGCTTACTGCTGGATTTCCTGCTTGGATTGATATTGCAGGCGGTGGCACAGTTACTTCAGTTAAAGCGACAGCGCCAGTTGTTTCTACTGGTGGCACAGCGCCTGTTATTTCAATGGCTGCGGCTAGATCAGTGGCAAATGGATACTTAACAAGCACCGATTGGAATACCTTTAACAATAAAACATCAAACACAGGGACTGTTACTAGCGTTGCCACAAGCGTCCCATCGTTTCTAAGTGTATCTGGCTCACCAATAACGACTACAGGCACATTAGCCATTAGTTACAGCGGTACAGCGTTACCAATAGCCAATGGCGGTACAGGATTATCAACAGTAGGTACAGCAGGACAAGTGTTAACTAGCAATGGCACTACCTTGTCTTATGAAACAACTACAACAGGTACAGTTACAAGCGTGTCTGCAACAGTTCCATCTGTATTTAGCGTGTCTGGTAGCCCAATTACTACAAACGGCACTCTAGCTTTAACGTATAGCGGCGTTGCCCTACCTGTAGCTAACGGTGGCACAGGTGTCACGGCTGTAGGCACTAGCGGTAACGTGTTGACCTCAAATGGCACTATATGGGTAAGCCAGTCACCAGTAGGCAGCAACATCACAGCGCAAGGCTTGTATGAAAACGCTGCAATTATTGCTGCTAACTACACTATTGGTACGGGCAACAATGCCATCAGCGCAGGACCAATAACCATTAACTCTGGCGTAACGGTTACTGTACCGTCGGGCAGTACTTGGGTTGTCGTATGACCGCAGTTTTTCAGCTTAATGCGTTTCAGCCTAATGCGTTCCAAACGCTTGTTATTACTGGCGTTTTAAGTGTTACAGATGAAAACGATACAGGAGCATTTGTTGGTGTTGTCCAACAAGCACCTATAGTTAACATAGATACGCACGATGGCGGTCCAAAGCCTAAGAAATTATCTGAGAAACTAAGAAAAGAAGCCGAAAAGAAGCAACAACAACGTGATTTCCTTATCGACATTTACGAGCGTGTCGTAGAAGGCAAGCAAGATGCACCTATCATTGAAGAAATAGTTTTTGACTATGAAAAGGTTGATACAATAAGTAATCTTAAATCAATAGACTTTGACGCTTTGTTGAAAGACCTAGTTAAAGTACAACAGATTTACGATGCTTACATTGAACTTGACGATGAGGAAGTGCTGGTGTTTTTATGAGAAAAACCTACGTTTATGTTGATGGCAAACTCGTAGAGAAAGGTTCTGACGAGCATTTAGATAAGGTTTACGGACCTTTCGTAATGAATGACATTCAGCCCTATCAATCCATGATTGACGGTCGGATGATTACAAGTCGTTCCGTACATAAAGAACATTTGCTTGCCAACGGATGTATTGAGGTTGGTAACGAAAAAATGGAAACTCGCATTCCCGTAACCAAAAGCGACAGAAAAGAGGTGCTTAGGCATCAATTATCTAATATGTCGCACAAAGAAGCAAACCAGATTTTGACGCAAATTCGCCGGAAATTTACTTAAAGAGGGGTAAAAATGGACGCTGAAAATAAGCCAGAGCAGCTAGATAGACGAGAGTTATTAGCTCAACAGTTTGATGATAGCCAAGAACCAACACAAGATATTGTGCCTGGAATAGTGGCTGAACCTGTTGAAGAACCCGTTTGGGCAAGACCGCCAACATCGTGGAAGAAGGATTACCACGAAGTTTGGCAGACTGCTGACCCTAAACTAAAAGAATATGCCTGGCAGCGTGAAGAAGAAATGCGCCGAGGCGTAGAACCGCTGATGTCTAAGGCTCAGTTTGCAGACCAAATGCAATCAGCCATTGACCCATACATGGATACGATTAAAAGCCTTGGGGTAGAACCTACCCAAGCTGTTAAAGCCATGATGGAAGCCGACAGAATTCTGCGATTTAGTCCTCCGCAAGAGCGTGCAGCATATTTCGCTAGTCTTGCTCGTAATTATGGTGTAAATTTAGATGGAATCAGCAATTTGCCACAACAAACTGTTGACCCTACTGTGTCGATGCTTCAAAACGAGTTGTATAGCGTTAAAAATGAAATATCGACATGGAAACAGCAGCAAGAAGTAGCTCAGAACCAAGTTCTTTTAGGCGAAATTGATAGTTTTGCACAGAAGAATGACCTTTTTGAGGATGCTCGTCCAACGATGATTCAACTTCTTAATTCAGGAGTGGCTCAGAACTTAGAGGATGCATACAATAAGGCAGTACGCCTAGACGAGTCACTTTTTAATAAAGTTCAGCAAAGCCAACAAGCCAAAGCAGACTTAATTAAGCGTGATTCAGCTAACAAAGCAGCGAAAGCTGCGAGGGCGGCAGCGGTTAGCGTTAGAAGCTCTACACCCGGAGTGAACTCGGCTACCAACGCGCAAGATAGACGTTCATTGCTAGTCAAACAATTTGATGACGCAAGCAGCGAACGTGTTTGATAACCTAATCGGAGATTTCTATTATGGCATTTGCCAATAGCTCGATCAGCGACATCATTGCGACTAACATTCAAAGCCGCACCGGTGAACTAGCTGATAACGTAACAAACAACAACGCTTTACTGCGCCGACTTAAAGAACGTGGCAACGTAAAGACCTTTAGCGGCGGTAACGTGATCTTGCAAGAGATTATGTACACAGACGCAAACACTAACAACACAAATAGCTATAGTGGTTATGAAGTTTTAAACGTCAGCCAAAATTCGCCTATCTCGGCGGCGCAATTTAGCATCACCCAATATGCGGCTGCTGTGTCGATTTCTGGCTTAGAAATGATTCAGAACAGCGGCAAAGAAGCAATCATCGACTTGCTAGATGGTCGTATGCAAGTGGCTGAAGCACAATTGGCTAACCGTATCGGTGGTGACATTTACCTAAACGGTACTGGCAACAGCGGCAAGAACATTACTGGTTTGGGCGCAGCAGTTCCTGATGCACCCACTACTGGAACTTACGGCGGCATTAATCGTGCTTCCTTTCCGTTCTGGCAGTCCAAAGTGTTTAGTGGTGCAACAGACGGTACTGGCGTTGTCTCAGCTACTAACATCCAAGGTTACATGGATGCACTAGCCGTTCAACTGATTCGTGGTACAGACAAGCCTGACCTAATTGTTTGCGATAACAACTTCTATAAGTTGTATTTGCAATCATTGCAGTCAATCCAGCGTATTACGGATTCTGGTTCTTCTGCTGTTGGTGCAGGTTTTGCGTCACTTAAGTACTACGGCGCTGGTATGGCATCCGATGTCGTGCTAGACGGTGGTATCGGTAATGCAGCGACTGCTAACCATATGTTTATGCTGAACACCAAGTATCTGATGTTCCGTCCTCATGTTGATCGTAACTTTGTGCCGATTGGTGGTGAGCGTCAAGCTGTCAACCAAGACGCTATTGTGAAGCTCATTGGTTGGGCGGGAAATATGACAAGTTCTGGACCACAGTTCTCTGGGGTTTTAATTAATTAAAGGAAGCATCATGGCTTATTCAGTCAGTCACGTCATTGGAGTTGATCTCAACGATCCTGTTGATACTAACCTAAACTCAGCCGGTGTTGCAGTTCCTACTGCTGGTCCTGTTGGTTTGCAAGTGTTTGGTTCAGACGGTAAGTTGTACGTCTTGGCAACAGCAAACGCTTCAATCCCAGCTTCAACCGCAGTGTGTACTGTTGACCCAACAACATTTCTCGTTACCGCAACTGGTGGCGCTTACACAAGCCCAGCAATTGCTTTGGTATCAGGTGATTTTGCTTGGTTCGGCAAGGCATCGGTATAATGTAGTACGAGAGTCGGGGTAAAATCTCGGCTCTCACTTTTATTTAACAAGGGGATAGTTATGGGGTTAGATAGCGATGTTCATAATGCGGATTCGCATTTGCACGTGGAGTTTTATCATTTTACGGATGCACGATTTAAAGATGAACCTTTTGTTCGGATAATGGTTCCGGGCGATAAGACCAACATCATTGAAGAACCTGTAAAGGAATACCACAAAGAGCGTTTCCCACGCCAATGGCTATATTTCCAAATGAAAAATAGCGAAGGTTCGGTAATTGGAACGCTTTTAGATGAATGGCAAAAAGCTAGACCAAAAGAATTTAGTGCTAACCAAATGGCAGAGCTTCAGATTTTGAAGTTTCAGACGGTTGAGCAAGTAGCTACAGCGACCGATTCCCAATTGCAAAAAGTGGGCATGGGCGGTACTGGACTAAGAGATAGTGCTAGAAGTTATTTGTTAACCAAAAATCAATCTGAAAGTGCTTCAGAACTTGAAGAAACGAGAAAAGAACTCGACATCCTCAAGCAGCAAATGCAGAGTCTGATGGCAGAAAAGAAGGTTGGCAGACCAAAGAAAGAGGAATAAATGTCATCAACGATGCTGCAATTAGTGACGCAAGTCACAAACGAGTTAGGTGTATCAACCCCCGCATCGGTTGCAGGGAATACTAACCAAGACGTTATTCAAATCCTTGCTTTGATGAACGCATCTGGCTATGAATTGCTCAAAAAGCATGATTGGCGCAGATTAACTCGGCGGCATACCTTTTCAACGGAATCGATAGAAACAACTGGTGATGTTTTAGATAACACCTATGTTGTGACTAACATTCCCACTACGGCAGGTTTAGACACTACATACCAAGTCGTTGGAAGTGGCATATCAAACGCTACATACATTGTCAGCGTAGATTCATTGACGCAAGTAACGGTTAATCAGCCAATGACAGGAACGTATGTAGGCGGTGCAATCAGTTTTCAGAAGGTAAAGTATGACCTACCTTTTGACTACGATGCAACAGTCCCTAGAACTCATTGGGACCGTAGTAAACATTGGGAAATGCTGGGACCATCTGACCCACAACAATGGGAATGGCTGTTGTCTGGATACATCTCAACAGGTCCAAGAATCCGTTGGCGTTTGTTGGGTAAGTACTTCCAGATTTGGCCTGGCGTTAGTTCAGGTGAACTGTTAGGCTACGAATACCGTTCACAAGCATGGGCAGAAGCCACTGACGGTACGCCTAAGAACTCATTTACGAACGATTCTGACGTTTGCATCTATCCTGACCGTGTAATGGTCTTGATGACTAAATTAAAGTACTTTGAAGCTAAGGGCTTTGATACGACTGCGATGTACCGCAATTACTTAACTGAGTTAGAGACCGTACAGGCGCAAGACATGAGTTCTGCAAACTTGTCGTTTGCCCCAAGACCAGGTACGGTTTTGATTGGCTACGACAACATCCCAGACGGAAATTACGGCGGTACATCCAATTAGTCATATGCCCATCGTTTGCCAGACTTTATTCTGCTAATCATGCTTTCGGCTATTTTATAATCAGCAGCTATAAGTCTTTGAAGTCGATTATCATTACGTATAGATTTAACTTGTTCTAATGTTAATTTTGCAGTGTCGCAATTTTCACCACGGTTAGTTGTCCCCTGTCTAATTTTGTCGGCATGATTGTTTTTTGAAGTATCCCATCTAAGATTGCTTAGATGATTATTTTGTGGGTTTCCATCGAAATGACAACATTCCATTCCGTCTGGTTTAATACTAACAAAGGCTTCCATAACAAGTTTATGTGGTCGGCAAATTGTTACTTTGTTGTTTTTCCACAAACCCAAAACATCACGCCATTGTTTCATTATAATCCCCGTAAGTTAACTATGGGAATATTATAGTATGGCGATTCGTAGCTTAAACCTAAACAGAATTGCTCAACGCACAGCCGCTAGGGTTGCTTCTGTTCCTGCACCGATTGGTGGTTGGAACGCAAGGGATTCAATTGCAAACATGGAAGTAACTGACGCTGTTCAGTTAACAAACTTGTTTCCAAGTGTAAATAACGTAGTGCTAAGACCGGGCTACACGCAGCACGCAACAGGCATTTCTGGCACAGTCGAAACATTGATGAGCTATTCATCAGGCGCGTCTAGCGAACTGTTTGCAATAGCCGGTACTCAAATTTACAACGTAACCGCTGCGGGCGCTGTAGGCACTCCTGTGGTTACTTCATTGTCTAACGGTAGATGGGAATACACTAACGTCACAACCCCTGCGGTTGGTGGCTTTATATACGCTGTAAACGGCTTTGATGCTCCTTTATTGTATGACGGTTCTACTTGGACAAACCCCACGATTACAGGCGTTACTGCCGCAGATTTAAGCAACATCACAATCTTTAAAAACCAAGTATGGTTTACTGAAAACAATACGCTTAAGGGTTGGTATTTGCCCACATTGTCTATTGCCGGTACTGTTGCCTACATAGACATGAGTTCTGTTGCACAATTGGGCGGCTACCTTGTTTCGGTCGGCACATGGACAATTGACGCAGGATACGGGGTTGATGATAACCTTGTATTTGTTACCAGTAATGGTGAGGTCATTGTTTATGCAGGAACAGACCCATCTGATGCGACTAAATGGGCATTGATTGGTGTTTGGCGCATTGGTAAGCCAGTAGGACGCAGATGCTTAATTAAGTACGGTGGTGACATCCTTGTTTTAACTTTCAACGGTGTTTATCCACTAGCGGCTAGTTTGCAATCGTCACGATTAGACCCAAGAGTAGCCTTATCAGACAAAATACAAGGCGCATTAGCTTCTGCAACACAGAGTTACGGTGATAACTTTGGTTGGCAAATGATATTTGACCCAAAGCACAACGCTTTGACTGTAAACGTACCAGTAGCCCAAAATCAGCAACAACAGTATGTAATGAACAACATTACTAAATCGTGGTGTAACTTTACGGGCTGGAAAGCAAGCTGTTGGGAGATATTTGAAAACGAGCCTTACTTTGGTGGAGCGGGTTTTGTGGGTCACGCATGGGATGAGTCTTATGCTGACAATGGCGCAAATATTGAAAGTAATGCCTTTACAGCTTTTAATTACTTTGAAAGCCGTGGCGTAAAAAAGTACTTTACGAGAGCAAGACCAAGCATATTCACTAACGGCAGCCCGTCAGTATTTGTAGGTATGAACGTAGATTTTGATTTGCAAAACACTAGAGCAGCGTTAGCTTTTTCGCCTAGTAACTATGGATTGTGGGACAACGCACTTTGGGACATAGGTCTTTGGGGTGCTGACGCAATCATCACAAACAATTGGCAAGGCATTACAGGCATTGGTTACTGTGGCTCTACTCAACTCTCAACATCTAGCCAAGCCGTAACGATACTTTGGGCATCAACAGACCTTGTATACCAAGCTGGATGGGCTGGAATATAGTTTCTGACCCAGAAGTGGGTCATTGGGTTGCTGAACGTATACAAGGCGCTTATTTTGAGGCTCAAAGTAGCGCTATTGGGTTATGTAGGGACGAAAAGATAATTGCAGGCGTGATTTATGAGAACTGGAACAAAAGAAGCATTACTTGTCATATAGCGATTGAAGGTAGGTTAACAAAGTCTTATCTAAGGGCTATATTTGATTACCCTTTTAACATATGTAATGTTGAAAAAATCATTGTTCCTGTGGTTCAAAATCACGATAAGAGTTTAAAATTAGTTAAGAATATGGGCTTTATTGAAGAAGCAAGAATTAAAGACGCAACGCCAAGTGGCGATATGATATTTCTAACATTAGAAAGACAGAACTGTAGGTTCTTGGGAGTTTAAAAATGGGT